TGCGCACACGCAAGTAACCACTAGCAATCGGCAGCGTATCTACACGAATCTCTGCAGGCAGTTTGTAAAAAAAGTAGTTCTGTTCGCCCTGTTCGGAATTAGTATCGAATAACGGACCGATAGCTTTGATGTTATTATCGGACATCGGTATACGAAATTCACGACTGAATGCACCTTGCGCTGTGAAGTTTGACAAGTCCTGAAACTTCCAGTTCTGAGATATGCTTTCGTTTTCGAATAAGTCAAGGTAATAATCACCACCTATTGACTGCACAAAGTATCCACCCGCTGCAGCTGAATAGTCATTTGCCCATGTGCCTGCAAAGTTTAAACGTGTGAATCCGGGTGAAGGAGAATCGACAACAATAGTGTTTAGCGTTTTGGTTACGCTATCGCCTGCAGTATTGTAAATAGTTATAGCTGTATTTACCCAACTTGCTATTTCTGGTCTGCTCACTACTACCATTCGCGACAACACACCGATGCCCATGAGAGTTGGATCATTGCTTTCGCTAAGAATGTTAGTAGGTACGCTATTATTAACTATCAGTTGTACTTCTCCGTTCATGTTATGTCCAGTATTCGTTAGCCATTCTTACTTTGAAACTTACGTTATATAGCTTTCCATCGCGTGTTTTACGTTCAGTGTACGATGTGTCATCTAGGTTCACAGGTAGCGCAATGTTGTTACCACCAAAGTCAGTAGTAAGCCACACCACCTGATTACTTACTAACAGCGAACGCAAGAATAAAAACTCACCTTCCTGTATGTAGTCACTTGTAACTGTTAGCACTTGCTGCACTAAGTTTCTACGCTCGTACAATCCCCTGTCTTCTTTATCAAACACGCTGGTAGTACCATTGAATAATACTTTTCTGTACTTCTTGCGATCAATCTCATCATTCATTTCGGATTTCTTGATGAAGTTGAAGTAATCCCATCCACCGCGACTATTCACCCAGCCTAAACGAATCTTATCATTTTGGCAATCCTTCTGCCCATACAAAGCTGCGTTGTAAAATCGGTACTTAATACTTGATTGCACACCACCTGTGCGCAAAAAGACTTCGTAGTAACGCCATCCGGGTGTATCATTTTCATTTGGCTTTATACTAAGTGTTGCCCAATCATTTAAGTTACCCGGATAAACAGGCAAAGCTTCAATATCATAACCTGATAAACTAATGGTTGCTGTAAGTGTAGTACCAGCTGGTTTATATATCACAATGCGCATGTCATCTACTAAGTTGTTAAACATATACGTAGCGTTGCCCGGTATGCTTAACGTGCCGTAGTCATTTTCAAAGGAAGGTATCCACACCACACCCGCGTTAGTTGGGTTGCCTGCGTTCCATGTGTTTGATAGATACCATGCATGCGTTGTGATTAACCTATCGCTCATGGCGTAGTTAGGGCTGAATTCAAGCACATACTTAATGCGATCTGTACCTACTTCAGGATTTGGTTTGTAGCCATCGTACACCTGATAGTAGCCATTGATAACAATGCGCCCACTTGTGGTTACTTCGCTGCCTTCATTCTCTGTTAGCACTAAACCACTACCGGGTACATTCACTAACCACCATTCAGTGATTGCTGCGCTTAGTGCGTACTTGCTTAAATCGTCTACTGTGTTATCCGTTGCAAAGTGATGCTGCTGATTACGCAGGTCATCGACTAGTGGCGAGATGTCAAAGTACATGTTACCATCGGGAGCAGGTGTCAAATAGAACTGATACGTTTTAGCATCTATTGTAATGACTAAGCCATACCTAAAACCAAGCTGTGCCGTTTCAGTGCTCGATGCAATCAGCATAATCTTTTGACCACGCACTACCCAGTTATACGGTTCATCTACGATTGTTAATGCCATCTATCTTTTGTTTAATAGTAATCTTTGTTCAATGTCTTTTATGTAAGCATCCATCAGCTTATCCTTGTAATCGTCCCACGTATCATCTATTGCTTCTCCGTAGTAGTTGATGCCTTCAATACCTTTTTCGCCTATGCTTCGCGCTATGTTGTATGCTGCAGATTTAATTGCGCTCTCTGTGGACTTAATGAATTCACCCTGTCTATTGCGCAGTTTTAGTGGCTTCATACGTATCCACTTTTCAATCGCGCTAACAGGTGGCATTTTGCTATTTGGTTTGCGACCGAATTCTATTACATCCGCATATTGCCCAGCTGGACCTTTGACAGTAAAATCAATAGTTGGCTTGCCATAACGCACTTTGATTTTATACACTAATGAGTTGAGCAAATTGCCCGATGAAACACGATTGACAATCTTACCACGCACGCGACGTTTGATGCGCAGGTTAGATTGCGCACGCTCTACAACTGTAGCTGCATATTCGTTTAGTATTTTGTCAAACTCACTGGCCATTATACCAATGTCAAATTCAGTTGTGTTGCTGCTATTACATAGGCTTCATTATTTGAATCACTGGTTGCGCCCCAATTCAAATAGTCATCACCTGCAATCATTACCTGCCCTTCGTAGATAGTCACGCCATCAACATCGCACAGCGAATACTGCAAAGCAGCTAAACTTTCAAGGTTATCATAACTGATATAAAGCTTTAAGCATACGGCCGTTTTAGTTTCGCCATTACTCCAAATGTCTAAAGGTTGTATTTCTCTCATCGTGTGATTGTAATTAAATTTCCATTAGTTGTAGCTGAAGCAGTAACAGCTCCATTTGCTGCTACAAATACTAAATACTGATCTATAGTTGTGTTAAATGTTACTGATGCAGCAGTCACGTTCTGTGCTGTATATGCTGAAACACCCGTATGTGGTACATATTTAATTGCACCGGAAGAACCAATGGCAGTAATCATAAAATTACGCTCAAACAATGCAGCTGTATTAAGTGCTGCTGCCCAGCTACCTATTATGGTTCCACCTACAGCAGCTGTAGTATTCAAATAAATTCTAAATTCAGTTCCACCAGTTCCTGTTGTTTTAGCAAAAAGGCGCGATGTCATCCAATCATTTGCTTGAAATGTATTCGCCGGAACCAACACGCTAAATATGATAGTTGGAGTAGTTGTACCTGTAATTGCTGCAGTATCTGCAAAGCTTCTATTTACAATAATAGTTGGTGATATACCTAAGTCGGTAACTACTTGCGAAGTTGTTCGCGTATCAACCGTATTATCAGCTTTTATTCGGATGTAACTAACTACATTCGGATTCGCTATTGTTGTAGCAAGTGCCGTTCCTACTGTGGTAAATCCAACAGCATTCTGTTTGCCGTTAAATGTTGACCAATCCGCACTGCTTAATGCACCACGATTGGCTGCGCTGGCTGTTGGCAAATCAAATGTGTGTGTGCTGCCTGCGCTGTTTATAGCGAAGTCAGTGCCAGCTGTACCGACTGCAAAGTTTTGCGTGCTTTCAGTTAAGCCATTTAAAGAACTGATGCCTATTGCGTAGGTAGTGTGCACCTCACCGATGCGCCCATCTTCAGTGTAAAGTGTAACAGTCTTGCCGTTTGTGTTTTGAATATCAAATTCAATATGGATGCGATCTGTTGCAGCCGTTACTGTGGTAGGTACTGAAATAGTGAAGCTATACAAATCAGGCACGTTGCCGTTTGTGATTTCTTCCATGGTGGAAGTAGCAACCAGCGTGAACGTGCTGCCGTTGTATGTGTAAAGCTTAGCAAGTATCTGCGCATGGTTAGCACCTCCACCTGTTTCACTTAAGTAAACATCGATAGTCCACACACCTGCAGGAATGAGAACGTGGTTAGGTGAGCCTACATCGGTAATGAATCGAGCGATAACACCTGTAGTGGCACGTGTAAAGTTAGCAGCTGGTCCTGTGTTAGCAGCTATGCCTAATTCGTAATAATCATTTCCACCTATCGTACCCTGCGACACGTTACCATTGAAATAGAATACCTGACCACCACCCCCACCTGTTGAAGGTAGCGTGCGCAATGCGCCTGTGCCATCGATGTACTGATCAACTGTGCCATTTGCCCCTACTGCTAGCGTGCCCGATGTGGTAACAGGCGAACCGGTTACGCTGAATGCAGCGTTAGTTGGTGCAGGCATGGTAAGTCCTACCGATGTGA